AGTTGAGTTTTGTCTAGTCCAAAAGTAACCAATCCATATGACTCTAGTTCTGATAGAGGTATGTCGAACACTACGATTGGTTCATTATCATCGTCTAAGAAATCTTTGACACAGTATCTGATAGCTTCTAATTGTGTTCCTTTTCTAATTTCATAATGACCGGTGAAGACCCAGTTGTTTAAGTGAGATATAGCGACTGGGTTGTCAAATTCAACGTAGCCTTGATAATGTGGTGTGCCGGAAGCACCCATTTCCTTGTTAGCGATAAATAATTTAGCTCTAGTAGGCATTTCCAGTTCGAATTCTGGATTGTTGATTGTAAAGCACCAATTTCTTGATTTCGATCCCATGTTGTTTGTTGTCCAATGAATGTGAATTTGGGATCATAGGATGGGGTCTAGTATTACCCCCATCCGTCGGTCCGGTCCATAAGCCCATGGGCTTATACCCCTATGTTAGACACATCATATTTTGGCATAATTGTAAAAACCTGTAAAAATGAAAAGGTATAAAATTAATCCTGCTTATTTGCGTAAAAGAAAGCGTGGAATGAAAAGGAGACGTCGTCGTAGTAATAAACGTGTTAGATCTAAGAAGACTTATGTTCATCGTTTTCATGGTGCTCTTGGTAATTTTCCTAGTACTAAAACAGTTGCTTTGCGATATGTTGCGAATTTTGCTTTGGATGCTAGTGGTGGATCTTCTGCAATACAAGTATTTTCGGCTAATAGTTGCTTTGATCCAGATGTTTCTGGTACTGGTCATCAGCCTATGTTTTTTGACAATTATTCTGCCTTGTATAGTAACTATAGAGTTAACCGTTCAACCATTACCGTTGTGCCTCTAACCACACATGCTGTTAACACCACCTCTGGAAATTTGGTGGCAGGTACAACGGTGTCAACTACGCAATATTTTGCGGGTAATGAGAGGGGTTGCAGGTTATTTATTATTCGTGATCCCACGTCAAGTGATTATACTTCAAATTTGGATAATCTTGTTGAAGAAGGAAATACTAATTTCGTGTGGCGGTATTGTCCTCAGAATACTGCTCAGAGTATGCCGATACTTCGGTTTTCCTGTTGGCCTCATATTTTACAAAATGTATCGTTTAAAGATGATCGGCTGCAAGCTAATGTTACTGGTGATCCTCCGTTTAATACGTACTATATTGTAGGTGTAGCGAGTATTGGTAATGCTGCGAATCCTGATTCTATTGCATGCCAGGCTATAATAACGTATAATGTTACGTTTAGTAACTTGAAGAAAAATCAAGCAGAAAACTAGGGTTAGTCGAGCTTGCGAGCTAACCCTAGTTAAGGGAGGCAATACGTTTAAACATTAAAATAAATTAGGGTAAGGGTTTAGGGTTTGTATTAATCATTTTATTATCTACTTCTAAGCTTGAGCAATATAAGTAATTTGGTTAATAGCATTAATAAATTCATTGTAATCCGTAAATTCCATTCGACTTCCTAGTGTTGGCATATATATCCATTTGTTTACTCTTCTTATAAAAGCATCAAAATAAACTCCAGTTTTGTACCACAAGGCAGGTAATGTATTAGATGTAAATACAATAGCTTTTGAGCTGAATTGCATTTGTCCTCCTTTTGTTTCTACTAGTAGTGGGTATCGATCACATAATCTGAGTAAGACATCCCATTGTAACCATCCGTAGAATTCGTCCAAAACACAAACTTCTTGACATGCATAGTTGTCCCACCACTTCCCTCTCTGTTTCCAGTAGCAGTCCGGAAATTCCAAGTTGCACAAGCGACTCTTTCCGGTACCCGTTGGTCCATAAATCACGGTCACTTCCATTTCCCAATTACGAGGAGTTACGCATAGTAGTCGATAAGCCTGTAGTGCTCTGTGGGATCTGCACCATGTATCAAAGTCGTAGTCCGCAATCATTTTATCTGTCCATCCATCATCGATTAAAATCTTTAGGGCTGAAAGTTTTGAGATCTTTTTGTGCTCTAAACCCTTTAAGAAAGCGGTGAGGAGTTGAGTTTTGTCTAGTCCAAAAGTAACCAATCCATATGACTCTAGTTCTGATAGAGGTATGTCGAACACTACGATTGGTTCATTATCATCGTCTAAGAAATCTTTGACACAGTATCTGA